CTGGTGGCTGTAGTAGCGCCCTTACCAGTCTTGCTGATTGCCCAGTAGTGCTTAGACAAAGGTCCTGTGCGTGGGTCAGTGTGGAAGTTCTTCAACTGGTCAATAACCCGTGGTCCAACTTCGTAAGACTTGATTACAGGTTCTTCGCCAGCAATAAGTAGAGCAACGTTAAAGGCAATACGAACTGAAGGTCGGTCACCTGAGTCACACAATGGACAACCCTTGTCATCAAACTCACCAATGCAAACAAAAGACTTCTGTCCTTGGCGCTCAATCCAGTGCTGACGCCATGATGCGTATGGCTCGTCATCAAGGAACTTAATGATTTGTGGTTCCTCAGTAATCTTCAAACGCTGTGCAAATGGTGAGTCTGCGTTCTTGACTGCGTCAACGCTTCCCCAACCACCACGGACTAGCGTACGTGCCTGTGGCTTCTCTGTGATTGCTTCTTCACGTGGTTCAAAACCCGTGGTTTCTTCATCATACTTACCCATAATTATCTCTTCCAATTTTCTTGAATGTATTGCTTAAACGCTTTCCAATCACCTCGGTGTCGGTCTGCTATGTTGAATAATGCCACACCATCTATAAGCGTGTCAAGTTGCTGTTGCGTATAAAGACGCCGCCCCTTGGATGCTTTTCCTGGTATTTGTACATTATTTGGTGGTGGGGTTCTAAAACTGGATTTAGGTATCCAGCCTTGGCTTTCCCACGACCTTAGTGTAACAGCACTTTTGCCAAGTGCGGCACAAACTTGTCCAATGGTGTACATCATTAATTTCTCACCATTGATTATGTATTCTTTGCCTTTTATACCGTTGTAACGGTTTTCAAGTACAGACTTAACTACTTCAGGGCTATCGGGTCGGTTCTTGGGAACACGCTTGCCTGGAAAGTTGGGCAAGTCCCCAAAGAGACCCATAAAACCATCTACACCTTCAGTGCCCATGATTCCTTTTCTATGTAGAAACCTTGAATCTCTTCTTCTTTATCTTTGTGGTTCCATGCGTACCCAAGAAGTTTGTCTTCATCCAACATCTCTACAACCTTTTTAAGGTCGTCCCAAATGCCTAAACCTTTTGCCCACTGTTCAGCGGCTTCAATGTTAAAGGAACGGCTAACACGGCGCTCATACTTTATCTCTGCGGAACCAGCCGAATACCACAAGTGTCCTTTGTCGTCTTCATACCCATTTTCTTGTATTGCTTTTACAAGTTCTGTTCGCATTTCATTCTGACGTTTTGTCAATGAATCAATTGCTTCTTTTGACTTCTTAAACTCTTGTGCAAGTCTTTCGTAATAATCTGGCGTTGTCATGTTTATACCTCTGAGTGGCTTAGGAACTCGGACAAGGTGCCCAAGTTCAGTTCAAATTTACCCTGACTGTCATACCCTTTGTCAATGAATGCCTTGTTTATTTCTCGTTTTTGTTGCAACATTTCGTATTGACGTTCCTCAATAGAGCCTTTCATGACGAATGATACGACTGTAACGTGCGGATGTGTTGACGACAGACGGATAATTCGGGCTTCTCTTTGGTCCAGTTTTCCAGCAGACCAAGGTAAATCGTAAGAGATAAGGTAATTGGCCTGCGGTAAGTCCACCCCGTAACCTCCTGCATCAGAGGATAGAAAGAGCCGAACATTATCGTCGGTAGCGAACTTTTGCTTTGCAACATCTCTCTGGTCTGCGCCCATACCACCCATGAAGAGTACGCTCTGCGTAAGTCCTTTAGTTGCTTCCTGGATAAGCCGTAAGTTCTTCTTAAAGAACGAGAAAAGTACCACTTTGTTAGTTGGGTCTTCATTTAAAACATCCTTAATGTATTCAATAACAGTATCTAGTTTGGGTGTTTTGAAGGTTTCAGGAAGCCACCCTTCCGCAAGTATCTTGGAGGCGTATGCACTTCCCTCAGTATTTTGAGTGGGGTCGTTAAACGCTTTGGCTGATTCCACCACCAGCCGAGGATTATCGCAGAGCATACGTAATACAGTAAGCCTAGACATAATCTGACCTTGCGCTTCATTTCCTTGACCTCCGTGGTAGTGCGCCCACAAGTCAAAAGACCTGCCGTTGCTAGTAATTGCTTTTTGAATCTCGTCTAACAAGTCTGTAGCAATACGTTCGTACACTCCTGCCATGCTGTTATCAAACTGCACAGGTATCACTTGTGTGATTACTTCAGGAAGTTGGTCTTTGATATCATCTCTTGTTTTACGAACCATTGCTTCTGACATTGAGTCATTCAGTTGTCTTAGGTTCCTGTACCGTGTTGGCTTTCCAAAATGGTCACGCACAATAAAGGTTCTGTCAAAAGAGTCAAACTTACCCAGTACGGAAGAATCTACAAATTGCATAATTGAAAACAACTCTTCAGGTTTATTCTCAATTGGTTGACCAGTAAGTGCAAAACGATAATGGCACTTAGCGCCTAACTTCTTTAACATTTTAGAACGCTTAGAAGTAAATGACTTAATGATTGTGGCTTCATCAATTACCATTGCATTAAAACGCATGGCCTCCCAATGAACTATGTCCTTTGTCAAACTTTCTGTATTGACAATGACGTATTGACAACCAATAGATAAACGCCATAACTTCTCACGTTGTTTTGGGGTGCCATCAATAACGATTGCTTTAGAAGTAGTGAACTTTTTAATTTCACGAAGCCATTGGTATTTAAGGCTTGAAGGAACCACAACACAGACTCTACTGATTTCATTATCTTCAATCAGTGCTTCAATGGTTGACAACGTTGTTGGGGTTTTACCAGCACCCATAACCATGGCAAGGAGCATCTGTCCACGCTCTACCATGCGCTCACTTGCTTCTTGTTGAAATGGGTACAGGGTTCCTGTAAAAGTCACAGCACCCACCCAGGGATTGCAGTGGATGTGCTTAGAGCGTCATAGATTTCTTCGTCTGTCATGTCACCAATGTCTTTTGCTTTTGTGTTCTTATAGTTTAGCCATAAAACACCATCATCAAATCGGGGCATTGTTTTAAATAACATTTTGCTAGCCTTTAAACCAGCCTCGTCATTATCCATTGCCACAATTACTTTAGATGCAACAGAGTTAAGCAAACTAAGTTGTTCTGTACTGACGTATGAACCAAAGGTTGCTAATCCTTGTACCCCTGTTGTAATAGATGCTAAACGAATAACATCTAGTGGTGACTCTACAAGTACTGCTGGCTTGTTTAAGAACTTTTCAATACCAAATAAAGTGTGGCTCTTCTTAATACCAATTGGGTAATTGCGAACCCAGTCAGGTTTCTTGGACTGCCAACCCATTAGTTGTCCCATAGGTGACACGATAGGAATAACCCATGCCTTGTTTGCTGTATCCCATCGGATACCATAAGAACGTGCAACAGATGCATCTAAATTCCTGTTGTACAAGTAAGGTGCTGGTACGGCATCAAAACGACTGTATGAAATCCAATCAATCTCAGGTTCGGGTTCAGGAATATCCTCACGACCAATCCTATTAAGGCTTGCGTTAATTAAAAATGAATGAACGTCAATAAGAGATGTTTCGTCTCCCGTTAACTCAGAAATCAAACCTACGAGGGTTCCACGAGCACCACACGAATAACAAATCCATAATCCAGTTTCAGCGTTCATTGACCACGAGGGTGAGCGGTCTATGTGTCCTGTGCGGCTTAGGTGTACAGGACAACGACCAGAGATTTCTCTTTCTCCAGCACGAGTTACCTCAACGCCTAAATCAACAAGGACGTGTTGAATGTCAGTAGTACCAGTTGTCTTCATTACCACTCTCGTCCACCTCCGTAAAATCCATGTTGTCCCAGTCCCACTTAATGCGAACCTCACCCTTGGGTGCTGTACGTGCAATAACTACTCGGATGATTGATTGGTTGTCAATATCAGGGTCTGACTCTACACCAAGCACTAGGTCTGAGTCCTGTGCAAAAGAAGATGAGTAACCAATAGAGTCTGCTGTAATAGCACGTGACTTTTTGTTGTTTAACTTTGAAGACAACACCTGAGTAGTTCCTACGATTGGAATATCAAACCTCTGAGCAAGCCTCTTGAGGGAACGAGTGATGTTGGTAAGTGCTTGTGGGCTGTTCTTAGGTTCACCATTCTCGTCATCCATCATGTACACCCCATCCACAAACAAGATGCCAGGTCGGTACTGCTGAATCTTTCCAGCAAGTGCGCTAATGGTAGTTAGTGATGATGCGTCTTCAGTCATGTGGAATGGGTGCATGTTCTTACGAATACGCAAAGCCTTTTCAATCTTCTCCATCTCACGTTTGGTTATGTCACCACGAATGATGCGTGTATGGGACACCTTGGAGATAAGTGCGTCATAGCGAGCCTCTTGTTCTTCAATGCTCATTTCAAAAGAAACAAACAAAGGACTAATGCCGTGGACGTGTGCAGCATTTGCCATAATAAGACTCATCATAGATTTACCCTTTTTGGCTTCACCAACAAATGTAATCAACTGCTGTGGTCGTAAACCTGCTGTGATGCGGTCAAGTCCTAAGAAACCTGTAGGGATACCTCGTAAAGCATTAGGCATGTTACGCATCTCTTCGTAACGGCTGATGCGTGATTCCCAGTTAGTGATAATGTCAACATCACGAAGACGTGCAGTCTCTGTAGAGGCTCGTTGCAACCCTGCCGCTAACTCAGAGAAGGCTTCATCAACTAAGTTGTTGTTCAGCGCAGGCATTACTGTGCTGATGGTTTCAATTAATCGTTGTCGTTTGTATGAATGAAACAGTTCATCAATAAGTGCAGGAAACGGTTCCATTGTTGCATCAGA